TTTTAATATTCTTATTAGAATATTGGTAATTATCCGACCCGTGTGCACCAAGTGTATGTGTCAACCACTTGGACGAGTTATCAAGAACACTATAAATAGTGCCCCTTGCTTCCACTAAACCGGGAGGAAGTCAAGAGTACCAATCACGTAAAACCCGGAAAAGACATCTGTACATCCGTGATTGGGTTAGGGGGGATCACCATCCGCCGGGCTCGTTTGTTGCGGGCGGGAGCGCGGCTTTAAGGACGGTGATAGGGGCTCCGACAAAGAAGCCAGCTGAGAAATCTTCTCCAATTGCTCTATGGATAAACACCTTGCTTGTCGAGACGAACTTGAAAAGCAGGACTTGGTCTGGATGAATATCAGTTCTAGCGGTTGGATTGCCAACTGTATTCAAATCTGTAAGAGCAACGTGCTGACGACTATAGAATGGCACCTCTACTTCCAATCCACCTCCCATCTGATGAGTAACTGCAGTGTTGTAACTCTGCAGATAATATTTTGCTACGTTTGCCGCTGTAAAAGAGGCAGTCGCAGCTGTATTCATCAGTGGGCCCGTGTTTTCAGTCAACATCACTCTTGCGGTCGAGTTAACGTTGGTTGCTGAATTGGTATAGAACATATACCTAGTACTTCCACGCCAGTAATTAAACATTGGTAGAAAGTAATTAATATAGTCTATTGAGAAGGGCATTCTTGTGACGACCAGGGAACTAAGTTCAACCTGGTTAATCAACAAATGTCGAAAACCATCTGTTACATCAGTAGACTGGGAGGCAAGTTGCCACCAGGGGACGAACCTTTTCATTAAGGTTCGTAGTGAGGTGATTCTCTCTCCGATACAATAAGCCGAATTTGACACATCGTTACTTATTGGAACGGGAACCACAGGATCACAGGCGGGCGATAATGCCGATGAATCCTTTTCACACACTTTCTCTCCCGCAGCTTGAGGCGTCCAAACATGGGTTCCGCGTGGTATCACGGGACCCCAAATGCTTAGAGCTCTGGCGTACGTTTGATTTCCCGAAGCAGAGAAACTTATCTCTCGTCTTCCTGATGTATCCTCCAAAAATGTCGCCATTGAACATCCCACTGCACGGTGGAAGTTTATGACGTATTCTTCAAGGTTGCCGCATGGACCGAAGCGACCTTTAGAATCCCATCCAGTGAAACCATTACCCCAATCATCGAAAGGATAAGGAAACAAGTTGGTACAGATCATAGCCAACGTTTCCATTGATCCCTTTCTTGGGTTCCAATGGTCACAACCTTCTAGCTCCTTTGCCATTTTGATTTGTTCTTCAGTTGTGTACATCGCCATAATGGTGGTGTCCACATCTTGTCTTGAAGCAACAAATCTCTTAAAGCTAGGAGATCTTGGAGGAGTTTGTATACTGTCTTGTTGTGGCCCTTTCTTCTTCCTTTCTGGAGTACCTCCAACTTGGGGTTCCCAGCCTTTATCTTCCTTATCACTAAGGTTTCCGGCAATGGGGTCCACCACGATTTTGGAGAGTCCAGAAGCAGGTTTGTCAGGCGCCACGGGGTATATGACTGGAGTGATCGGTTGAGCGAACTCAAAATCTTCTCCAGCACAGACTTCACATAAAATGTCCAAGCTTGAGCTCACAGTATCAGGGCTCTGAAGGACGTTCAATACTTGTACCCACAACACACCGGTGCACATTGTGACGTTCTTGTACGGGGTGGTTGCGACAAATGGAACAGTGAAATTAAATTCATTGCAAGTCCGAATGTCGATTACTTGAGTGTAACAGTAATTGGGATTTGGGGGTATGACGGGGAGGTTCACATCATTGCCTGGTTGCCACGAAACCAATAACCTTCCAGAATGGTATTCTGTCTTGGCTAATTTAAAGTGGAACTGGAAAGATCCACGATAAAGGCGAAAGAATTCCGATAAGTAGCTGACTGGTGTGTGAACCGTACGAGTCGAGTCAGCTGTCCTGAATGTCCGAGGACCCATTGGAATTCTAAAAAGGGTCGTCTCAGTTGCCATATTTATAGACCATGAACTTGTTCTATAATAGCTAGGGATGCTGATCAAGTATGAGATATCCATCTCATCAATGGATTGACCGGCAAATCCTGGCATATGGGAAACTGAGGAGTTGTGGTTGATACCAAGGTTTCGAGCGAACGAACCACCATCTGAGTGATTCGTGTGTGCAAACACTGCACTCTCCACTTTGGCTACCATGTGGTCAGAAATGGGCTTAGAGAAGCCAAAAGCTGCCGCTGAACCTGAAGCCAGAGCTTTTGCCCAAGGGGGTAAATCAGTTACGGTACTGTATAAAGGAATCATTCCTTTTAATGCAGTTCCGATGGTCCCTGATAACGAGGCTATGGTTCCAACTCCCGGATTGGCCGCTTCTTTAACAGCTGGATCAGATCCTCGGCTGCTGCTTCCTAATACCTGGGGGATATAGGTGGGGTAGGATACCTCCACTTCTGTAAACCACATGTACACAGTATACGATAGTGATGTTGGTCCTGTCACTGCCATTAGTGGACTGTAAACAAACAAATTGAATGTTCCAATCTCTCCAGAATTCTCGGCAAAATTATAGCCAAGGAATGGAGACACATATGGTATGGTCAGGGTTACATCTGTATCTGTGGACACGTCAATATCCACCCTTGGACGTTGTGTGGTAGTCATCAAGTACTTCTCCATCTGTTCTTTTGTCCCAGATTCAACCACCCTGGCTGGGTAGTATGCTAAGAAAGCACGCCCTTGTTGGAATCTATTACCATTCAACACAATTTTTACATTAGTGGTGAAACGGATGGACAAGAATCCGGCGACTTTCGCAGCAATATTAGGCTGAGCCAAAAGAGATGCAGGAGAACGAACAGTACAAAGAATACTGCCAACAGCGTCCGTGAGGCTCCAGGATCCTGAATGGACTTTGTAAGGTCTACCAAGGATATCTTCAATGGTATGACCCCTGTTGTCCGTAACAGACTCCTTGAGCGTCGAAACATCCGAAGATGGCGCCGCAAGTGTTTGGGTTTGTGGGACACCATCATCGAGAAATGTTACGATCTGTTCGGTAAGAGCGATGTTTTCGGTGAGGGAAGGGGTTGACATAGCGAGCTTTCGTAATGTTTTGCTCCTATGGTATGGTTTTGAGAGGTTAAATACGGTTGGAAGTTTTAACGTGCTTACCGCCACGGGGTTTTGGGTATCGGGTGGAAGTTTTAGCGTGCTTGCCTTCACGGGGTGGCCTCTAATAAGGTTAAGGCCTGAACCCCCTATTATCAAGGTCAGGGTGACCTTCTTAACCGTCTTTACTCATAATCCATGGCAATACACTCTTCTAGTGTTCGTTGCCAATTCAAGCAGAAAGGTGAAACATAATCAATAAGATCATTGATTTTATCCTTTCTTGCTCTTACCATGGAGGTAAAAATCTCTTCTCCATGGAGGGAAAGTTCTAACCACATACGATCTATGTTGGTTCGAACCGTTTCCATTGGATCATGAGTTCGCCTATACCAGTAGGGGAACTCATCAATCGTCGTTTGCGAGAGCGGTGCTACATATCTCGCAAGAACAGGCTCATATCTGAAACTTCTTTTCAGGAAACCAGCTTCCTCCATCTTCTTACAGACGTACATCTCTGGACTCTTGTCCTCGGCGGTGTACTCTTGATTGAGATTTGGCATGAAGGCTTGTATGGTTTTCCCATTGAACTGAGAAAGCTTGCTAGGTCGGACAGACAATATATGGTCGTCTCCGAATACACAAGCGTAAACATTCTCAAAGAAATCCTGAAAAGTTGAATCAGGCACTAAGTTTACATAAGCAATCATCAAATAATTGAGATTGAGTATGCAATTTATGAGCGTGGTCAAGAATGAACCAGAGGGAAGTGATCCAACCCACTGGTAAATCTTCTTGCCGTAGATGTGAAAGGAATATTTAATTTCTTCAAATAATACCCTTCTTATTTCCTTCTCACGAGCAGTTGCATCGTGATAGAACATCTCAACAAGAATCATGAATCCGTCAAAGGCTTCAACAGTATGTCTACTATCAAAGCCCGAGTAGTCTCCAGCAATCACGTTGGGGGATTTATTGAGAATTTCCGTGGCCAGGATATGCCATTCATCCGAATAGGGATTAATGCCTGGTCCGTACATATTCTTAATTCTTCCACTGGTCATCCAATGAACTAACTCCATGAAATATCTTCTATGAAGTAATGTCAAGTGGATTGGTGATGCAGTGAAAAGTCGAATCTTCTTCTTCGACTTTGGGAGACGCTCGTCTTTGAGACAGTCCGTGAATATGTGCAAACGGCGTACACCATTTGCAGCGTCATTCTCGACTTCTTCCATATATTTGACGAGTTTCCTCCACTCATCGTTATCCAGATTGTATTCCATGTCTTTTCCAGTCCAGCGAGTCTTCCCTGGAAGACCTCGTACTGGACGAACATTATATGGATAACCTGGGGATGTTTTCCGGGTAAGAGATTTGAGCAGCGGATTGTTTGGAATTCCAACCATAGCTTCTTCAAAGGAGTACACTGTGGTAGCATAGCGTGTAGGCCTTTGCTTTGATAGCCATTTAAAGAGCTCATAATTTGCCTGTTGGAAAACAGCAGGTAGAATTGTGAGCTCCACGGGTCGGAAGAACTTAACAAGAGCGGCTGCAACCTTCTCTTTGTCTTTCAAATCTGCCGGAGCAGTGTTTGATTCACCCCAAGCTTCATACAATGGAGATTTCATTATCGCCGTTTCCTTTGGTAAGAAAACAGCTTCTGAAGTTTCTCCAATGCAGACTGCCGGGACCTTGAATGGGGCTGTGTAATGAGCCTCCCATTTAATCTTCAGGTCCTGGTCGTAAACAGCCATGGGATCGAAAATCTCAGGATTAGCAATGTCAGAATAAAGTTCTAACATTTTCTTCACTTCCTCCTGAGGAAACACAGTAGCTAGACCACCAACAACGGGTGTTCCAGCTGCATGGACTCCGACGATTCTTCTTTGGACACTCTTATTATAGATAAGGGCTGGACCACCACAATCACCACGTTCAGTAGGAATTGAGTATTTAAAACTCCTCCTGATTTTGTAGCTCATAGTGGTGTCCCCCACCTCTTGCTCTGTTGTGAGCAGGTGTCCGTCTCCAGAAAACATACCAACCTTATCACCTACATTTTTCCATAAACTGATAAAGTGCTTAGGCACTGAATCAAGGTCATGGAAAGTTGCAAAGTGTTTGGACAGGTCGGTTCCAGGATTTGCTGTTTGTGGGAGCTGGAAAGCAACAAGATCGTTGGCTTCCATATACTCCGTTCGCTTTAGGTCTCCTAAAAGATCTGAGACCTTTATCTTGTGCTCAACGTTCGTGATGGGCTGAATCAGATAGATAAAATCTGACTGTTTCAGCTCTCCTTCTTTAAGGAACCATTTGAGCTTCAAGATATAGTGATAAGGCATGATCAAAACATGACCTTTCACGTTTAAAGCGAACCCAGCACTAGGTCCATCCTTGAAGAACTTGAATCGGAAAAGTGATCGATTAACAATCCTTAATCCGAGACTTTCTGACATGGGATCCGCACCAGATTCTGGCTGCGCGATAATGGTGGGTTTGTATTCCTCCACCTCTTCAGTTTTCTTGGACTTGAACTTGTCCCAGACATACGAAGATAACATAAGGATGCCTTTTACAGATCCTACCACTACGAGGATTATGGCCAAACTATTCAAAATAGGATGGTTTACTTGCCAGGTTTTGAAATTGACCCTGGCACGGCGAACATGATCCCAGATATCATCTAGGTTCTTGTTCTCTCTTTCCTCATAGAACCTTGCTCTCTCCTCCATAATCCCTTTTGGAATCATACTAAGGGCAAGGAACTGCAGCATGTAGTCTCTCTGCATGATCCACCTTTGGAACTTGGCTGGATCAAAAGCATCTCTTCCCAAGAGGCGCTCATGTCTAAGCTCCGTAAGGTACCCTTTTAAGTCATGGGTTCCTATCAGAGCTTTGATAGCAGAATCGGAATAATTGCAAATGGCACTCAAGACAAGCCAAAGAGACCCTTCTTCCGTTGGGCAATCGGCTAGGTTGATCCATCGCATAAGCAATTTTGCACCGTGGTTTCCATTGGAGCAATCCCGTTTGATTTTCTTCATGATCAAAGTTAAAGGAAGATTGCATCTCTTGGAGTAATTCCCAGCGTCTATGGGATTATACTCTGTCCATATAGGATCTGGTAAACTTCCACGTGCATCTACTTGGGATTCCCAAAACTTCCAGGTCAAGGAGCTCGAAGAGCGCCTAGGAGGTTCTGGTTCCTGCTCAAGATCATTCAGTGCTTCCATGAAGACATCATCTTCTTCATCTTCAGAATCCGATTCTTCATGGATCTCTTCTTCTTGAGCTACTTCATTCCCATCTGCATCAATGCCTCTAGAAGCAGCGATATCTCTGATGATATTCGTAAGATCACCATTATAATCGTCTGCTCTTCGCATGTACTTTGTCATCTTTGAGCCAACAAAGTCCACGAGCTCATCCCACCCTATATGATTGGTTGTCTGGGTCTTCTGAGTCATTTCTCCTTGCTCATTGAGGACCTTATCCCGCACATAGAATTCGTAAATATCTGTATTCACGGATCTTTGGAGTGGGTTATTGAGTAACATGGCTTTCTGTGGGTCAAGCCGTCTTAGCAGTGGATCAGGTTGCTCGGGATTGAAACAGTACTCAGGCTTTGGGGCCGTATCTACTATATAATCCCAGCGTCGTTCAACTGCTTGATCTGATACTACTGAAAAGAACTTCATTGACTTAATGTTTGAAATTCCAATGATGAGGCGAGAAGTAAATTGAACATTTCCTTTGCTCTCAATATCTGGCATATGTAAGGGGAACGCCATGGTATTCTTCATACGGATAAACTCCAACGGTTCTGAAATCGTTGCGTTTGCCGTATCTCTCTTCTGGCACCATTCATCGAGAATGGTGACTGGTTGTCCCTTGTATTGCTCCCAGAAATCGTTCATTGGATTTCTAACATAAACAGCTGAAGCTGGATCGCGCATCAGTTTTTGAACACCGGACTTTGGCAAATACTTCGCCAACACTTCTGTTGCGAAGGTCTGAGCCAAAGTGGATTTCCCAACTCCGGATTGACCGAGAAACAAAATTGCGACAGGTTCAGTTCTATAACCGGCTGTATCAGCGGTCAAAGTTCTAAACTTTATCTCAATCTGTTCAAGATCTCTCTTGAAGTTTGTCACCGTTCTCCTTATCTTGGCTCCAGCTACGCCTTTGTGGTCCTCTGCGAGGAACTTCATGGCTTGTTGAATCAGCTGAGTCAATTCGGCACGGTGATCGACTGTGTATTGGTAATCATCCTTATAGAATCTTGTTCTGATATCTATAACGGTTTTACACCAGTCGTTGACCTCCTTCTCTTCGAGGTCTGTGGGAATCCATTCTTGTTCATCCCCTGTGATCTTAGCGTAGATCTTGTTAAGGACCTTTACACTAATGTCCATTATTGATACCAGCAGGGGAGTAACTGTATCAATTATCTTTGGAAGAGCCATTCCGAGAGGAATAAGTGCTTTCAAGAACTGCTTGTTTGGAACAGTCTTGTAAACGATCGTGGCCAATATGGTCGTGACCAGGAGCACATACTCCGAGGAATAATCTTCCAAATTCTGTGGCTCGAGCTTATTCTGGCCAATCCTCTCCATTACCCAATCTTTTATTTGGGTTATGACACTCTTGATTGGTCCATCAAAAGTCAACTCAATAACCAGTGCAAAAGCGCCAAAAGCTCCAATCCAAATTGGATCCTTGGTGCGAAGTGCATAGTACCCAGCAGCACAAAGAATAATACCAAATCCCACTTTCTTCATCATCTCAATGTTCTCTGAGAGTGACTCGTGGATCTGGGGTAATGTGTCTACTTGAAAGGTACGGGCTGTTTGAATCAACTGCTCGACCAGTTCCTTGGTTTTCTCTCCAATATCAACCTCCACTGGGATGCGAAAACCTTTCACGTCATCCCATAGAGCCTGTGGTTCAGCACTTGGTGCGCTCCGGACCTTCGCGATATTGAGGAACTTGGAAATCCATAGGAATAACGTAAGTTGATCAGTATCTTTGGTCCTGTAAATAGTCAAAGCCACCTGCATTGCCTTGATCAAGCAATGTTCCGTAAGCTGCTGAACAGTCCCAGTAAAAGGAAAAGGCATCTCGTAAAAGAAGAATCTTGCCAAACGGTGAGATCCAACAATAAGGTTCGAGGTGCCAACGCGGCGCCAAGCCTGCTTATCCAAAGCCAGGCCTTCATCTGAAAGATAAACAAAATCTGGATCAGTGCAATTAAAATTGAACTTTCCAGTCATTTCTTTCTTTGGAGTGATATCCAAGTTCTTCACAGACCAGTCGTAATAACCTGTTGGTCCAACTTGTCTGGAAGCGTAATGGAGCATCACTTCTTCGCCGGTCCCTCTATAGGACTCATGGACATGACCACCACCGAATCTTGGAATAAGCACCGTCTTAATAGGCGCCTGCATTCCAAGAACTCCTTCGGGAGTGGGTTTGGAAGGAGGCTTCCTATTAGAGGCGATGCTAGCAAGAGCTAGAGCAGCCGCCTGTTCATCATCTGAGTAAGGCACGGAGCCGAGTTGAAAATGTTCAAAGGCGAGTTTTGTTGACATAATTTTGAATTAAATTTTCAATTGATCGGCACGTCTTGCGTATGGGTGTATCATGTGTTGTATTGAGTGTTGGCTCTGATAAGTTCTGAGTCGGTAACACTTTTGATTTGGGCCTAAACCAAATCGCATCCACTGAAGACTCAAACATAAGAAATGGATGAGAGTGGACATGCTGTATTGCCCCAGCTTGGGCGGCTTTTGAACTAGAGTTTCTCATCTAGCCTAACCTAGTGCATAGGTGAGGATTCTTGCGCTGCCTTAATCGGCGCTTCTGCGCAGTGCCGCTTTCTCCTTGTGGGATAATTGCGCCTTTTTCCATCGCATTAATTTGCTTCCTTATGGAATGTTGGGAAACAAATACTACTTATCGTCGGAAGTAGCAACCTAGATGTTTTTGAATTTTCTTTGAATTTTCGGATGCCGAGGTTGTAAAACGGCAACACTAACATTCTAAAATGAATATATTTAAAACAGAGTTCGTATAATATGAGGGACTCACATATAAACGATGTAACATATACACGATCGTATATGTCATTTTTGTTAACGACATCCATGTAATCATATCACGGTTTGTGACAAGATCAAATCACCTATCCAGGCACGATAAGATCTTACACATTCCATTCTACTTTCCTTTGGACACGAAAGTTTGTGAAAATTATATGTTTCGTCACACTATTAGCACGGTTGAAAGAATAGATCGTCCCAACTACAGCCATATGTGTCATACACCGTCCCAAAAGGGCCTTCTGTATGGACGCATGGTTGTCGAACCTGGCGTTCTCTACTCAGACCACTTCTGATTTCGTGTGAGTACTTGCAAAAATAAAACATACTCGCTTGTATGCCCCCCCCAAGGTTTCAATCTTGGGGCAGTTGTACG